TCTGTCAAAGTAGCCACCTAGTGTGCTATCTCGACCTGCGTTAGATACTGAGTGAGTGTGCGCTCCTGCTGTATCAGTAGAGCCTGTGTGGGTGTGCTCAACAACTACTGCATCTTTACTACCGCCAGTTTCACCTAGGGCATCAAATAATGTGTCTGTCGCATCTTGGCCAACAAGAACCCTTCCTGCGCCAAACTCAACCCAAGTACCAAAACCTAAAGTAATTGATGGGTTTGCAGTGCTTGTCGCATTTATGTAGACAGACCCAATCGGGTAAACAGCTTGGAGCGCCGCTAATGCCGCCGCTTGCACGAAAGATGTTGTTGCTATCTTTGTACTGTCGTCATCACTGGATGCTGTCGGCGCTGTTGGTGTACCCGTAAATGAAGGAGAGTCGATATCTGCCTTTAGGGCAATGCTGTCTTCATTTGTTTTTATCTGAGAATCGAGAATATCGAAGTTATCATTTATCTTTCCGCCCCATGTATCCTCTGATGCACCAACCTCTGGTTTAGTTAGGGCGTAATTAGTAGTTGATGTATCTGCCATTTTTCAATCCTCGCGAGATTCAATTAAGATCGGTCGCATTAGTTCTGGTTTGCCTGTATTAGCTACGGTTCTGGAGTCCATTGACTGCCGCTTGCGTCAATCTCTGTCCATAGATAGCTTCCTGATGGAACTTGAGTCCATAGCTCAGAATCAATTGTAGTATCTTCCCATTTTTTCCTAGCATTAGCCACCACTGTTGAATCAGATGATGACAATACAGATCCGTATTTAACATATCCGGCAGACGCTATGATGCCTGAGATCGCATATACATTAACGTCAATACCTGCTATTAAGCTTGCATTTGGCGTAAACTCTGATGCCGAAGACGATAGCGACTCTAAGCTACGAACTCTGTTTGTAATTGCTGTAGAGTCTGATGAAGAGTATACGTCAGCACCAACTGCTCGATAAACAAGCGGCACAAGGGATCCGCTACATACAGATGAAACCTCAGCGCTATCCCTTCTAACCCTTTCAAATCCAAATGTAATCGAAGACTCACAAATAGCGTCTCCAGATATATTTCTTTCCCTATATGAGTCTGCATACATATGGGAATCTGAGCTAGATATACATCCAGTCTCGCGAACCCTAGTTCCGTTAAGTGTAGAATTTACAGACGTTACCGATGTTCCATAAACAAGCGCAGAACCCAAAGGAACTCGTCGTACTGATGCGTCAGCTGTAGAGATAGACGTTATCAAGGATCCTACGGAAGCAGTCTTATATAGATCGGCTTTCGATGATGATGTGACATTTACCTGACTACTATCATTTCTAAATCTGATAACTTCAACATCTGACAATGATTCAGTGAGTATAAGGGACCATACGCCTCTAGCTCTATAATAGTCAGCATCAAAGGAAGAAGATGCTGTAACACTAGAAGAAGACTCTCTGACTTTTGTTGTAAATATAAGAGACGAAGATGTTGCTGACGACTGAGCATACATCTCTCTGACTTTTTGCGCTGTGGGAGATGCTGATGATGTAGCAATTAATTCAGATGTAGATAGGAGCACCTTCTCTACAGTCGACACAGTAGACGCAGACGCAGACGCAGACGCAGACGCATTTTTAATCTTTGCCAAAAATACATCTGATATTGATATCTCACTTAATGCTACAAAGCCTAGCATCTATATCTCCTATGGCTTAACTGGCCACACAACATTTTGAGGGAAACCATCTTGCAGTGTAATGTCTCTCAAAGCCTGTCTATATGCTTCTCTTTCTTGGCTCATTGGCGCCTGACTCGGCAACTCCCACCAATCTGTTTGTGCAATTAGAGTGTCACGGATATTCCTAACCTCTTCGGCCTTTCCTTCATCTGACTCCCAGTATAACCTATCTGCCTCCAGTTCCGCCTCAGCTTGCTTAATTGCGGCATCACATTCTGCATATAAGTTATAAGCCCAATCTGGCAACTCGGATATCTGTGTATTAGGGATAATGTTATCATCATATTCCAACTCACCGTTATCTCCGTACCACTGTAAAGCACGAACGCCATCTGGAACCAATGATGTGTCAAATCCTTCCTTGCCTTTATGGTCAACCGACACGAGTCCCATTTCTTTTATGATAGTTAATCTCATAATATTACCCTAGATAGTACCAGCCAGTGGCTATATATTTGTTTGCAGTGTACATAGGATTACCCCTATGCGTATGAGTCCAAGCGGCAGGGAAAAATACCACTGTTCCGGCTGTTGGCTGTAGTTTAACGCCGAACTCAAGAAACTCTGTTTCACCCTCACCTTCCGGTGTATCGTTCAAGTATATCATCCATGTTAGGCATCGAGTTGCTGATGATGGATCTGCACCCTGCTCTGAATGCCATTGATGAAAGCCGCCTTTAGGCTTTGTTCTCTGAACCTTCACATCATTTGAGTAGAAAGCTATTGCCGCTAATGACGGATGCTCATCTAAATACAGCATAAGAGCCTGATCAAGTAATTTATTGGTCTCAACAGCAAGCTCTGGAGCATCCTTCCTAAACAAGATCGCCAAATCTTTTCGATTGCCTGTGCCATTATTGTTGAGCTCGCCTTTATAGCTTGCACAAACACCATCTAGGTCTTCGTATGCTTCAATCATGCGATCACAGTAATCTTTACTGCAAAAACCCTCGTAAACACCAATAAAGTTATCAGTCATCACTTTTCCTCATAGGGATCAGATCTGGTCGAGCTGTAGCCAACAACATCTCTCTAGATGCTTCATTACTCTTAACCATCTCATTGCGGAAAGACTCAACAGCAGAACTTGTCTGCCTTGTATGGAGCGCATTCTCTACCAGTAACATTGGCATCCATGATATTGCACAAGAGTGCTCATCAACCTCTTTGCCAGTGTTTGGATCTGTTCCTCTCATATGAACAAACCATGCACAATCAAACATCTTGCATGGCTCAAAACCATTCAAAGGACAGTTATTCTTTACTTCAATTTTCATTATCGTTCCCCTTCTCGACAAATGTGTATACAGCAACTATACGCACGCCTGATGTTGGCATCTCAACAGAGTGAGGCGCTGAGTCGAATATATACGCACTATATTTCTCATACTCCAACCTATCAACTAGATTAAAGTCATTGTCATATATCCTTGTAGCTCCGCCCTTAAATCCATCATTTAGACATATGATTGCCTGCTTATGAGGATAGTCGTGATCGTAATGTATTGCAGTCTCTTTTTCCTCTGATGCCACAGTTGCATTGATAGCTATGCGTAATATGTCATACCCGCCAACGTACCCAGACTTAGCAAGAAGTAGCTCAAATAGCTGAACCATCAAATTAACGTGTACAGACCTAACCCTGTCATCACCTTCAGATGCATTCTCTGGCCTAGCGACAACAGGATGTGTAAAGCTCATGCACGTTTTAACCTCTTCAATCGGATAATGAATGAAAAAGTTGGTATTCAGTATCATGTCCTGAATGGCTTTATCGAAATTCTCATCAATAAAGCCATCATATCTACTGATATTCATTAGTCTTTAGTCGCAATTATCACATCAACATACTGCACGTTAATCGCAGTTGTAGCACTAGACAGAGAGCCTGCTAAGTTACCAACAGACGGTTCACCAGTAAGTGATCCAGATCCAGAGAATGAGTGGTTATGCGAACCAGATCCACCGGAAGGATTTAGAAGGTTACTTGCAGATGAGTTTGCGTACTGACCAGCACCCCTATCTATATATCCACCGTAGTTACCATCGTTACCCATTCGATATGCAGTGTGGGTATGCGAAGGAACTTGGTTAATAGATAGTGTGGTAGATCCTACAGTACCAGATAGACTCACCGCTAAGTTACCGACCGCTGGATTACCATTAACACTAACACTACCGGTCACAGCAGGAGTTCCAAATGCTGTACTGAACGCGCTAGTACCACCAGATGACACTGTACCACTTACTACACGCAATGCTTTATCGTTATGCGTAGTAACCTTAGTCCAACCTGTTGGTGCAGTTGTCTGCTGAAATAACATAGCAGTACCTGATGGGATAGCATCTGGAATCGTTACAGATGCTGATGTAAGACCAGTAACGTGACCGTATGTATCAAGAGTTACATCCTGAATAAACGTAGTGCCAGAGTTATTCACAGAAGCCTGTGTTGATGTATCAGAGTGACTAAATGTTGTGCCATCTAAAGACAGTCCAGATCCAGCTGAATACGTTGTATTAGTGTCTGTAGGTGTTGCCCATGAGAATGTACCATCACCGTCTGATCTTAGGTACTGTGAAGTCGTGCCGTTTCCAGATACGTTAAGCTCTGAAGCTCCAACTGAGTTATCAGTTATTGTTGATGCATCTACACTTGATAGTGTCGCCAAGGAACCAAGCCCTGTAATTGTGGATGTACTATGATTATGTGAGTCATCACTAACAGATACATCTATAGACGTTGTTCCTGTACCAGACACATCTCCAGAAAGAGTTATAGATTGGTTTCCAGTCAAATAACCCTCAGTAGAGTGATCACCCCATCCATAGGCAGTATCCCAATTGCCAGTATCAGCAGAAGTAATGTTGTATGCTTCTGATGCCACAAAGATAGGATCTGTTTCTGTAAACGAAGTTAAATAACCTTCATCAGCATGATTACCCCAAGAGTATGCAGTATCCCATTGGCCTACCTTTGGATCTGTTATTGTATTCACACCCATGTCTATATTGGATGATGTTGATCCTAAATCGACATCTCCTGAAGTATCAAGTATTACAGCCTTCTCGGCAGGAAGCGTACAGAACACACTCTTAATATTAGATTCAAAGTTTACTAGAGCATCACCATTAGATGATTCTAGAACAGTATCGCGGCTAAGAGTCGCACCAGTCGCTGTGTAAGTACCAATACCTACTTCCCAGTCGCCAGTTGCTGAGTCAACAATTGCGTAATATGTAGTATTGCCGTCGCCGATCGAAGAGAAAGAGTCAAAACCAGAACTAGCACCACCTAAAGTAATGGTGCCAGTACCTGATGTCGATGTTGTCTCTTTGACGCGATCTTTAATTACCAGCGCCATAATTCAACCTTAGTCTAATGTGATATCTAGATCGCCTGCCGGTACGCGCAGAACATCACCTGTTTCAATTGTTTTTGAGCTAGTTAGGGACGCGTATGCTAGTAGATTTCCAGCCGTTGAAGCATCAAATACACCAACATGAGTAACAGTTCCGTAGTTAGAGGTAGCTGTTGGGAACTCTACTGCATTAGTGTTGGATGTAGTATCACCAGAAGTAGTGAACGCAACTGTTTGGCGAACATAGCCACCACCAGAAACCTCAGTACCACCACCAGTGTCAGACGGAGCTGAAGTGTATAGTGCTAGGTAAAGTGTTGAAGGTGCAGTGTATGGTGATCCACCGAATACGTGGTCTAGAATTTTAGTCTCTAGATGGTTAGAAAAGCTCATTAGTAGCTCCTGATATTTAGTTTAAGACCAGTGCCGCTAACAGTAGCTTTATTGCCACTAGCGTTTAATGCGGCTAGTTTACTTTGGTACATCCCAGCATATGCCGCGATGCGCTCATCATCCCGTAAGTATATCGCAGTTTCAAGTAAAACTGCATACAGGTACAGGTCTGGAGCTTCAGCAAGCAACCAGTTTGATGTATTAGAGTCCGACAACGCCTCTATCTTCTGTGTGTATAACAGTTCAATGTCATATGTTGCGTCTGGTGTCGGATACATTTCGATCTCGCCAGCGATGTGAGCGTAGTACAGTGGCTTACCTGATACATCGTCACCTTCAAAGCGTATGTCTTGCATACGATCGCGGCTAACTAGGTTCATTGCATACGGTACAGTATCTTTAACTGTAAGGCGTATAGTCTCAACCCAGTCTGTCGGTAGTGTTAGATACTGGTCATCGATCTCTGCCTCTGATCTCTGCTCCATACGCCAGTGACGTACATCACGGTTCAGATTGGCCTCTGCCATATCAATGAACGTATCGATAGTGCTAGTCAGGTCATCACGGTTAAGGAAATCCGCTACCGCTGACTTTAGCTCTGAATATGTTGTGATCGCCATTACAATAAACCCTTAAGCATCTGACGTAGCTTGTTGTCTTTCATCTGGCTAGGGTACACATAGCGCAACCCATCGGTATCGTACCAAGGAACCATTTGCTCAGTCATGGTCTCGTAACGGAAGCCATCTATATCATATATAGGCACTTGGACCTGAGGGGGAGATATAGGCTGCTCAAACTCACGCCCTTTAAGTTTCTCAATATTTCTATCTAGCTGAGTTGGAGATGGCATCCAGCTAGGAAGATCAGGTCTACCTTGAACAGGAGCGTCAGCAGAATCAACAAGTTTTCTGAGTTGTTCGGCATCCATGCGACCGATAATGTCTAATAAGCCTGCCATTAGCGACTACCTCGTTTGGTTTTCTTCATTTTACCAGATGTACGCTTCTTTTTACTACAGGCCATCGAGCAATCCTCGTTTACGCTCTTCTTCATCTGCAAGCATCTTGCCAAACACTGTAGCACCAAGACCGCCGACACCTAAATTTAGTCCGTTCTCGCCTTTATACATTGGGTTGAACTCAGCATCAGTTCTGCGTAGCTGTTCCGGCTTCAGGTGAACAAACTCATCAGAGTTACGCAGGATCATATCGAACCCGTTGTCGGTATATATCTTACGCATTGCCTGATCAGTGATAGGTAAACCAGTAGGATCGCCCCATCTCATGAAGTTATTGATCTTCTCGTCATAGTAGGCTTTGCGATGTGCCGGCATATCAGCATATGACTCCATGCGCGGACTAGCCTCTTCCATAGCTTGTATGAATGACTGTCGCATACCTTCCGTTGGCTTATCAGCACCAATCACAAATACATTCTCACCGCTTGTTACGATAGGGTGTTGTGCCACCGGAGCATCAGACCATCTAGAGTGATCACGCAGATATGTATCACTCTTTCTCTTACTTGGGTATGTGTACATCCCAACAGGAGCCTGCTTATTAGCCACACGCTCGGCAGTAATGTCGTAGGCAGTCATATCTGGATTGCCAACATGGTAGAAGATATTGCGATTATAATCCTCTGCACCAGCAGGAAGATCGGCAAGATCTGTCTTACCCAACATACGGTTTAGATGCTTTTGCCCCTCCTCAGACTGGGCTCTCATCTGCTTCTTATTGCCGACATCAGCAAAATCATCAAGTAGATCGCCAAGTAGGCCGACAGCTTTTTTGTAACTAGGCATTATTTGAACATCCCTATCAGACCCTTAGCGGCCTTCTTAAGTGGAGCAGGTAGAACGGCTAAGTCACCGCCTGCAAAGATATAATCGAGTAAGCCTTGCTCAGAGCCTGTTGCTACGTTGTATCCGTAATCAATCAAGCCCGTGCCGAACGGAGCTATGTTCTCAAAGTTCTGGTAGTTCTTGTTACCCTTCAGTGCCCCAAGTGCAGAAGCAAGACCTTCCATTGGTACTGATTCCCACTGTGGGTTGCTTGCAGGAACAAAACCTTCCTCAGACGCTCTCAGATCCGCTATAGCGCGTTCTTCTGGTGTCATGTCCCATTGGGCTTCTGATGTACGAAGATCGTCTACAGGGTTAGCTAGAACCTCTCCTGCCGCCAATGCCGCTGGTATTGATCCGTAACGAGCAATTAAGCCTTTGTTCTTCTCAATAGCTGTTGATACTGAGTCTAACCACTCTTGGTCAGTAGGCTGAATTGTGCCACGGTTGCCAATACGGCGATCCATGTTCGCATTGACCTTCTCCATCTCAGTGTATGGTCGCGCCGGCCTATTTCCCTTTGGCTTTGTCATCTCAGGAGCAAGCTCTCGGCTTGCCTTAGGGTTCATTGCATTCCAGCTGACTGGCACCTCAAACTGACCAACCATCTCTCTGGCAGGCATAGCATAGTTGTATGAGTTATGAAGCCCAGACACAAGCTCAGTGCTACGCGCTGTGTCAGGTAGCCACATATTAGCGCCAGATGCGCCATACTCCATGCCAGCATACTCTGGGTTATCGATAACAGGTAGTGCAGTATTAGGCTGTGGGAATCCTGACTTTTTGAACTTAGGCATCTCCAAAACCTGAAGGAACCTATGACGCTCTGCGCCAGCCCCATCCATAGAGAAACCGTTTTTACCAACCAACTGGTTGTATGCATCCTCTGAGCGAACACCAACCCAATCAGGCTTAACCTTACGCATCTCCTTATCAAACTCATCAAGGAGACCTTTCGGCATATTCATCGACTGAATCTTAGCAAGCATTGCTTCTGATACTGGTGTGCTGAATCGAGAGCTAGTTTCACCCATGATGATACTGTTTGCCACAGGCTCATAACCGGCATCAGCAAGATCTTGTGCCTGACGGTGTGCCTTCTGGGCTGTACCAAGCACATCTTCCTTACCCATACTTGCCCAGCCACGGCCTTGATCGATATTTGTCGGAGTAAACTTTGTGCCTGACTGAACATCTACATTCATAGGTGTACCAGTAAGCATATCCATTAAACCAAGATCACTGCGATCTGATCGGTAGTTTACGATAGCTTTACCAAGCAAAGATTCTGGATCAACAATCGGGCGATCTACATCCACTCGATTGATGTTACTTACAAACCCAGTCTGACGACCCCCGTTGACCATATTACGGTAGAATGGCTTACGCATGAGATCACTATGGATCTTCATTGCATTCTCTACAGCCTGCCCGCTATGAGCCATCTTAGGATCAAGTAGACCCAGACTAAGTAACTCATCTACAAATGGTATAAATTCCTTAGCTATCGGTTTGATCGCCATTAAGCTACACCTTTCAAATTACGTTTAATTGCGCC